AAGACGGAAGAATGGCTACTGAAGTAATGATCGATGAAGGACATTGTGTTCCATATTTTGGCGGATCAAAGGAAGAGGTCCAAGCACAACATATGAAAAATAGAGAACGTCTTATATCAGAAGGTATTGTAACACAGGAACAAATAGACGAAGTTTCATAAATATGCTTGATTATTTAACATTAAGTTTGGCTTTATCGTTACACCTTGGTATGGATGGAGAGTATAACGAATTGCATCCTCATATTCGATATCAAGATAATAAGTTTATATCTGGAGCATATTATAACAGCTTAAATAAAATATCATTATATGCGGGAATTCGACACGAAATAAATAATTTTGGAATTGAATTTACTACTACTACTGGTTATGATAATCTTTTTTCGCCGTATATTCGTGCTACACAAGACGTTAGTGAGCATACTAGATTTTTTATAACTGGCGCGGCAGAGAATAAAAGCATAGGGACAATTATTGGTGTTGAATTATCAATAAACTAATAGGAGACTAATTATGAACGCTAAATTCGGAATAGGTGTCATTATAGCAATTGTGCTACAAGTAAGTGCGTTTGTTTGGTGGACGGCACAACAAGCTCAAACTATTGAAACACTTAAAGGTGAGGTTGCAGAACTTACCGCCAAGAGTGAAATTGAAAAAGAAGTTACATTAATTAATGATGTAAAACAACTACAGAAAGATATTATCGAGCTAAATGATAAAACACTAAAAGCAATACTTGAAACACATGATCGTATTGATGGTTTAGGGCAACATGTAAGTAAACAAGATGAACTAATTAATAGCACCTTTACAAACCAAATGTCAGAGTTTGAAGAAAAGGTACAGAATAGTTTTAATGTAGTTGAGGGTTGGGTAGATGAGTTAGATGTTTCTGTTGAAGATTTATATTTACACATAGATGTGACTAGTCAAGGTCTTGATAAAAAATTAAGTGATAGAATTAAAGATCATAAACATTAGGGGTTTACATTTAATTCAAAATAGTATATAATGGTTTTAGTTATAAAGAGGAATATATTATGATTATTATTGATTACTCTGGTGTTTCTATTGCTCCTATTGCAATGGGCCATGCTGGTGTAGATGAAAACTTAATTCGCCATATGATTCTAAATTCTATTAGAATGTATAGAAATAAATTTAAAGATAAGTATGGCGAAATAGTTATTGTCGCAGACGGCGGTGGTAACTGGCGTAAGAAAGTATATCCTGAATATAAAGGCAATCGTTCTAAGAATCGTGAAGAATCTAAGATTAACTGGGAAGAAGCCTTCCGTATTATTGGTATGGTTCGTGATGAACTTAGAGATAATTTTCCTTATAAAGTTATTCACCAGTGGGGCTGTGAAGCAGACGATACTATTGCCGAACTTGTAAAGTGGACGCAAGAATTTGGTAATCATGAGGAAGTCATGATTGTATCTGCAGATAAAGATTTTAAACAGCTTCAGAAATATAATAATGTAAGACAGTATTCTAATATTACAAAGAAATTTGTAGACGAGCCTAATCCCAGACTTTATCTTGCAGAACATATCTTAAAAGGTGATGGTGGTGATGGAGTACCTAATGTATTATCTGATGATAAGTGTTTAGTTGAAGGGCGCCGACAGAATGTTCTATCAAAGAAAAAGAAAGAGACTTTACTTGAAGACCCTAAAGCTTTAGGCGAAGACGTTTATAGAAACTATTTGCGTAATAAAAAAATGATTGATTTAACAGAAAGTTCAGAATGTCCTGAAAGTATAAAACAAGAGATTATAAATACTTTTATAGAGCAAGATCAATATAAAAATAAAGGTAAAGTTTTTCCCTTTCTTGTTCAAAAAAGATGTAAATTATTGCTAGAGAATGTACAGGAGTTTATTTAGAATGGCGAAACTAATTTATGAAGTAATTGTGGAAGCCGGCAAGAAAAGATCCAAGGCTGAGAAAGTTGAATGTTTAAAACAGAATGAATCTTGGGCTTTAAAAGATATTCTTAGAGGTACATATGATGATGCTGTTCAATGGTTAATTCCAGCTGGAGCACCACCATATACACCTAATAAAGAAGAAAGCACGCCCTCTAATCTTATTAGACAAAATACTCAGTTCAGGTATCTTGTTGATTCGCCAGATGCTAGAAATGTGCTTAAAGCTAAACGTGAAAATATTTACATCAGATTACTAGAATCTATTCACCCATTAGATGCAGAGATTGTAATAAACATGGTTAGTAAAAAATCTATTAAAGGCATATCAAAATCAGTAGTGCAGGAGGCTTACCCAGGTTTAATACAAAAAGGTTGATAATGAATACCAATAAATCTAAAAACTTTGTGGCTGGTCTCCCTTTTAAGGGTTGGCCAGCTTTTACTTTTCTAAAGGAGATAATAATGTCTGAACATCAATTACAGAGATTGCTTAAAGATTCCGAAGCACTAAACACATTTGCTGGAATGCTACTCGAAGAAGGAGAGACAGAACTCGTGAAAAAAATAGAAGCAAAGAAAAAGTTTTTAGACAACCACATATCGACGGTCATGGAGGTGGCCGCCTAATTTTAAATTTGTAAACTTAACTGTTTACAAGTCATTCAAAATATAGTATTATAATCATATAATCTTATTTGGAGTTACCAATGAATATTTTTGTACTTGATAGTGATCCTATCAAATCGGCTCAACTACAATGTGATAAGCACGTTGTTAAAATGATAGTCGAATCTGCTCAGATGCTATCTACTGCTCATAGAATGTTGGATGGTTATGTAGAGAAACGTCTTTCGAAATCTGGTAAACGGATGATAAACTACTGGGTCCATCCAGATACGCATATGGAAAATACTTTGTATAAAGCTGTTCATCATGGACATCCATGTACTGTATGGACCATGCAATCAATAGCAAACTATGCATGGCATTACGATCATTTCCATGCTCTCTGTATTGAATACCAATATCGCTATAATAGAATACATAGTACTCAAACTAAGCTTGAAGAAATCTTATCGGTTCCACCCAAAAACTTAAATTACCATAAAGGTCTTACACCCTTTGCCTTGGCTATGCAACATGAACCGCAGTGTATTCATAAAGACGAACCGGTTCGTTCATATCAAGAATACTATCAAACAAAACAAGACCGATTTAAAATGATTTGGTCAAAACGTGATGTTCCAGAATGGTTTAATTATAATGTTGCAGCATGATTTAAAATGCATTGAAGAAGTATCCTGGGGTAAAGGTATGAAACTAAGACTAATGGAATCCCCGAAAGGAAATAAACAAGTACACCGATGGTCTGATATGTCAAAGAGGTGGTGTTTAATGTATAGATATAATGTTGAAGAAAATTGGGAATGGTGGAAAAATTATGCCAACTTACGTTCTAAAAAATAAAGAAACAGAAGAACAATTTGAAGTATTTTGTCAATGGTCTGATCTACAGAAAATGATAGAAGATGATAAAAATCTTACTCAAGTTATAACAGCTCCTAAAATAGTATCTGGTATTGGTAATTTACATAGTAAAGTGCCTGATGGATTTAAAGATGTTCTAAGTAGAGTAAAAAAAGGATCAGCTAAGGGTAATACTATTAGAAAATGAAAAAGAATAATTCGTTAACTGTTTCACTTGATGAACTTGAAAAAATTGAACCGATTACTGATAACCAAAAGAAAGCATTTGATTCTTGGGATAAAGGATATAACTTAATACTAACTGGTAGTGCAGGTACGGGTAAAACATTTATTGCACTATATAATGCTTTTAAGGAGATGTTAGATAAACCAGAACTATACCGCCGCATCATGATTATGAGGTCAATGGTTCCTACTCGAGATGCTGGTCATCTACCTGGAACAAAAGAAGAAAAGGAAGATCCGTATAAAGTTCCGTATAAAAGTATCTGTGATGAAATATTTGGTTATAAAGGTGCTTATGGTAAACTAACTACTGCAAATAAATTAACATTTGAAACAACTTCATATATTCGTGGTGCTACATTTGATCAGACCATTATAGTAGTAGATGAAATGCAAAATTTAAACTTTCACGAGCTTGATTCTGTAATTACTCGTGTAGGAAACGATTGTAAAATTATCTTTTGTGGAGATTATCTACAATCAGATTTTAAATATAAAGATGATAAAGATGGTATTATAAAGTTTATAAGTATTGTAGAACAGATGAGATTCTTTAGAGTTATTAACTTTGGTTGGGAAGACATTGTAAGGTCGGATCTTGTTAGAGATTATATAATGACTAAAGAGATGATGAATATCGGATAAATTATGCCTGATGAAAAGAATAAAGAAGCTTGGCGATTGTTCTATATGGTAAAAGGACATTTTAGATCAAACGAGTCTTCTGTTCTTTCTGCAGCTGATGGATATTTTAGAAGGTTATTTCGTGATGGAGCAGATGGGGCTCCACTTTATGATTATGATGAAGAATTTGAAATTGAATGGAAAAAATTAATGGAGAAACAGAAAAATGACGAACTGGATTAAAAATAGATTAGCCGAAAGAACAAGCTGGAATGGTATTGCTCTTGTTGCTCTAGGTCTTCTTGTCTTGTTCTTGGCTCCTCTTGCAAAAATTGCTGCTGGATTAGCAATTGCATATGGAGCTTGGACAATATGGAAAGAGGAGTAAAAGCTATGGTAATCATATATGGTAAAAGCAATTGTACTTTTTGTGAAAAAGCAAAGCAGCTCTGTATTGATTACAAATTAGAATATGAATATAAAAATGTGTCACAGATTGAATATTTGGAAGAATTTGTAGAAAAATTCCCAGGAGCAAAAACTGTGCCACAAATAGTTTGGTATGATAAAGTGATTGGAACTTACGAAAACTTTGCAACAGAAATAGAAAATACCATAGGAGGTTATGGAGAAAATGTCATTTGATTTTGACTTTACGGAAGACCATCTTGCCAAGATTATTCCTGGCAATAGTGATGTAAGCAGTTGGTATGAAGCCCTATGCGGTATTCTACCTAAGTATGGTATCACTAACGAACGAAGGGTTGCACACTTCTTAAGTCAGTGTGCACATGAGAGCGGAAACTTTAAACGACTCGAAGAAAACTTAAACTATTCTGCAAAAGCTTTGAGAGCAGTATTTGGTCGTTACTTTGGTGACTCACCTAAAAGAGATGCAGATGAATATCATCGTCAACCAGAAATGATTGCTAATTATGTTTATATGGACGAGTTCCGTAAATATAAGATGGGCAATACTGAAGACGGCGATGGCTGGCTATTTAGAGGTCGTGGTCTTAAACAACTTACTGGTCGTGAGAATTATACACGATTTGGTAAGAGTGTTGATATGTCGGCAGAAGAAGCAGCAGAATATGTATCTACTCCGCAAGGTGCTGTTGAATCAGCGTGTTGGTTCTGGGATGCTAATAATCTAAACGATATTGCCGATACTGATAATGTAGTTAAAATGACCAAGAAAATTAATGGTGGTAAAATCGGACTTGAAGATAGACAAGAACGATATACAAATGCCATGGAAGTTTTGGGTATGTCTGCTGAAATGGTAGCAGATGACGACGATGATGACATTGAAGAAATCATTGATGATATTGGTGTATTGCGTAAGGGGTCTCGTGGAGAAGGCGTTAAGATTATGCAAGAAGCACTTGGTATCGGAGCTGATGGTGTATTCGGTCCAGGGACTGAAAGAGCGCTAAAAGAGTGGCAAGCAGCTAACGGTTTAACAGCCGATGGTGTAGCAGGTCCAGCAACATTTGGAAAACTATTAGAGGACTAAAATGGCCAAATTTAGTAGGTTTGACCCTAAGAATAAAAAGAAAGATCGCAATAAAAAACTATCAATTAATAGAGACAGTAAGATTAAGTCTGTTGAAAAAGATAGGCGAATACAGGGGAAAACAATTGAATATGTTATACAAGATCAACACGATGATATAAAATAATATTAGAGGTCACTTCGGTGGCCTCTTTTTTTACATAAAATGCATTTTAGGGGTTTACATTTCATTTAAAATATACTATATTAGTAGTATAAAGAGAATCGGAAGGAACTAGAATGAATGATCTTTTTGAAATTATTGAAGACCTTGAAATGATCGAAACTTTTGGTACAGACAGCCCGGGCTTTGAAGAAATCATTAACAAGTGGACAGAGCGCAAAGCAGAAGCTGAAGCATTCATGGAACGTCAGTATGAAATGGAGTTAGTGTAATGGAAAAGTATGATTTAGATGTAATTGTAAAAGGCAATAAACTTCCTCGTCATGGTTCACCTCAAGATCGTGGTGGTGCTGATGCTTACTACCATCGCCCTTATGATCCTCATTATTATGTCGGCGCTTCTATTACTTCAGAAAGAGTAGAAAAAGACAACATGACCGTTGGTGAGATTGAAGCTTATAAGTATGGCTATGAAAATGAAGATGATAGAAAAGATTGGGGTTAATGCATTTTAGGGGTTTACAAGCTATTAAAAATATGCTATGTTAGTAATGTAAAAAGAATCGGAAAGAATATAAAATGACTATTGCTAAAACACAGAATGACCGTCTTGCTCTTATCAAAGAAATCGCAGAGCGTCGTAAAGCAGAAAAGAAAGCTGAACGTGCTCGTCAGATTAAAATGTATGAAATTAAAGAGAAAGCCAAAAAAGCTCGGTTTGCAATGTTACAAGCACGTAAGAAACGCGAAGACCCTCTTGCAACACTAAATGTAAAAGAAGGTGAAAATATTAATCAATATACCGATCAATCAAAGTATGCTAAAAAATATTATGGAGAAACTCTATATGAAACAACAAGATATGATAACGAATGGGATTAATAATTAAGAGTCTAAGACTCTTTTACTCAACGTCCGTGCAGAGAGAACCGGGCTTGAAAGCAACGTCTCACGAGAATAATTCGCCTGTGAAATATCAGTGTCGTGAAAACGTGGAGATGCTAGTTTCAGTCAAATTAGAGCGGCAATGTCAATAAGGCCGTGCAAGGAGACTGGAGATACTAGGGGTGTTGAGTAAAGGAGTTTTAATATGAAAGATAGTCCAATTAATAAACTTCAGCAGCTAATGATTATTACTGCAGAAGAATGTGGAGAACTTACTCAGAGATGTAGTAAGATTATTCGTAAATATAAAAAGTTTTCTGAAATAGAAGACGATCAAAAAAACAAACTTCTTGAAGAAGTTGGTGATGTTTATTGTATGATTGATTTAATGTGTGAGCATAATGTATTAGATTGGAAACATATCTATGCTAGAAGCTCTGCTAAAAAAGAAAAACTTAAAAAGTGGAGTACTTTAATAGATGGTAAATGATATTAAAAAAATGACAGAAACTCTTGTGATTGATAAACTTAAAAATACATCAGAGGGTTGGATTGGAACAAGCGGAAGTATAATTATTGATTTAGGCTTAGAAACATGCAATAATGAATTTGATGATTTTGTATTTCACGCTGTATCAAATATCTATCGTAATAATTTACTAAAGCCCTTTGGTAAAAAAATGGTAAAATTGGGTTATAAAAAAGAATATAGTCGAGGAAAAAATCGTCCTGGCAATCTCTTTAGAATTGAAAGTTGTATTGATGGATAAATTTAAAATACATAAAGCACATAAGATGTCTGAGTGGATTGAGAACCAAGTAACCGAATGGGCTTTAGAGTTAATTCAAAATCACTTTGGTGTAGACGGTCCTGAAGAATTATCACGCAATCAACTTGATGAAATTATTGTACAATGGGAAGAAATGCTAGAATATGATAAAACTTTAGCCTCGGGTCTTTATAACTGCATAAGCATTTGGGAAAATGATAGAGAGGAACACATTGTTTAATCACGTTGACCATGGTTTAGTTTTACCTAAAATAGAAAGAAAAACCACTGAAGCTGGTCGTAAATACTTTACACCTGAAGGTAAGGCATATCCTTCTATTACCACAGTTTTAGGTGCTTTAAATAAGGATGGTCTCTTAGCATGGAGAAAGAAGGTTGGCGAAGAAGAAGCCAACAAAATATCTCGGCGTGCTGCTACTAGAGGAACTGCTGTACACAAATTAGCAGAAGATTATATTGATAATGTTCCCGAATGGAAAGACGATGTAATGCCTCACAATCTATTTGCCTTTAATCATATTAAAGGTATTATAGATGAAAGATTAGATAATATTTGGTTTCAAGAAGAGTTTTTATATAGTGATCTATTAAAGACGGCAGGGCAAGTTGATTGTATTGCTGAGTTTGATGGTCAATTATCTATTGTAGATTTTAAGACATCTCGTAGAACAAAAAAGAAAGAATGGATCACAAACTATTTTATACAAGCGGCATTCTATGCTGCGGCTTTCTATGAAAGAACTGGAATTCCTATTAAACAGGGTGTTATTATTATTACAGTAGATGATGCAGAACCTCAGGTCTTTAAAGTTAACACTCATGATTATCTCCCCGCATTTTTAGATGTAAGAAAAAAATATGAAAACGGTTAATTAACTGTTTACTTTTGGCTCTATATGAGTTATTATATATTATGTAAAGAATCGGAAACTATATTATGACTATATTTCCATCATTTGGAATTGAAACTAAAAAGCACTGGCTAGTCGGTACGGAATGGTCGTATGCTAAAGGCACTGTAAAAATGCATACCGATGGTTTTAGCTGTTCTTGTAAAAAGAAACCTAGAGTGCCTTGTAATCATATTAAAAATGTAAAACTAAGGTTATATGGAACCTTTGATAGCCACTATAAAGGAGAGTAAAATGTGGGCAGTTAAAGTAGATCGTAATGGTCGACCAACCGAAGCAGTTCTTCGGAGAATGGAAAATTGTAAACTCGATTTAGAATCCCACGAGTCTCGTGCTAAGTTTGGTTACTGCTATTTGGATATGTTAGATGGCTGAATATCAGATTAATTTTATTGATCGTCGCTTAATGTATATTGAAGAAATGATTAAGAATTGGGAACCTACTATTAAGTTGTTAATGGAAAATCCTGATATTATGAAAGAATTAGAAAAAAGGAAAAAAAGATGACTGAAGAAATGACACGTGATTATATGATGACTCGATTGCAACAATCTGAGTGTCGTGTAATTTTTAAGAAAACAAATGGTGAAGAACGTGATATGATATGCACTCTTCAACCAAATATTATTCCAGCAGCTAAGAAAGAAGATCCTCTTTCTCAGAAAAAAGTTCGGTCTGTTAATGAAGAAGTTATTCCCGTATGGGATATAAACGCTGAAGGTTGGCGTTCTTTTCGTGTAGATAAAGTAATTAGCTTCGCTTGTAGATAAATACTATAAAAGGAGTTAACCAATGGCTGGACAATTAGTAGGTCTATTTGAACAATTTTCACCTAGACTAAAAGCTTTACCCGAAGAACAACGTAAACACATTAATGAGTTAATGTTTGCTATGCGTGACGGTAAAATTTCTGTAGCTGTTGGTACTCCTAATATTTCAACATTTCGTGATATTGTGACAGGGACACATCCCTTAGATTCTAGTTTATATTCTGAAAACAATAATCGTTTTGGTGTTGATCTTGACAATCTTCATGACAGCGGCGATACTTACAGAATATATGTTACAAATAGAACCACTAATAGAAATCAAACTTTTTTTATAGGATATTATATAAAAAAAGAAAATGGGGGGTTTACAACCCGTAAAGAATATTATAAAATGGATAGTATAAAAGGGACCATAGCAATTAGAAGATTTGATGAAGAAAATAATCAAACAGGTTATGAAACAGAATCTTCTACAGATAGCTGGAAGGGCCCTATGTCTATAGAGAATGTTGCAAAATCAAATGGATTATTTTATCACTTTATGAAAAAGAATGAGAAAGATCAAACTTATATTCGTATTGTTGATGAAACTGTGTGAGGTAAATAATATGACTATGCATCTAGTACGTGGAATGTCTTCTTTGAATAACAAGAAGCGTAAAATGAAAAAGAAACCTGGCTGGAAAAATACACTTCAGGAACATGATGAGTTTCTAAAGCGCATGGGTGTTACTGGTAAGAAATCTGA